TCATGGAAGGATTACGCAGGATGAAAATTGTATTAATTGGAAGCACGCAGTACAAGGATACTAAGTTTGTGGAAGTGAAAGAAAGACTTGAATCCGAGGGTCACGAAGTAAGGGTACCAGCATTTAATGCCATACCCGATAAGCGTGGACTCACGACCTGCAAGCATAACCGTGAACTTATAAGGTGGTGTGACGAGGTTCATCTTATATATGACGGCAAGTCGCGGGGTGCGCTGTTTGATTTTGGCATGATATTCTATGCCGAAAAACCACTCGTGATTGAATACATGGAGGCAAAATCGTTTATATGGGTCATGGAAGATTACGCAGAAGAAACACAACAAACAAAGGAGTAAGTAATGTCTGAAGTAAGTATCAGCAATGGGTGTGTCCCACGTAGGGACAAGCATGAAGAGATATTGGATTCTATCTGTAAGCTGGATGATGCCATTCATGGCTTGTCTATGCTTGTAAACAGGATTAAGGGTACAGAGATGCCTCCACAAGTAGAAGTGACCAAAGACCCTCATGTCTCTCTCGAAGAGTTTCTGGATACAACAGGCAAAGTCATTGACAGAAAGGCAGAATCAATAAGGGAGCTAACTGCGGAGCTTACTGCGATATTGTTTACAAAGGTAACAGACATGCCCATACAGGATATTCCACGTGGCACAGCCACATTAGGAGGAATGGCTGCATTCCGGTATAACCAGCAATGCTTTTATCCAAACCTACAAACATCTATACTGGTGTAGGGTCACGGAAGACCCCCTATGACGTTCAGGAGCTATTTATTTCCGTAGCCCAGTATCTTTCCCCCCTTGGCTATATCCTCCGTTCTGGAGGGGCTGAGGGGGCAGATACCGCCTTTGAAGAAGGGTGCGATAGAGGTCAGGGGGCTAAGGAGATATATTTACCTTGGGAAAGGTTTAACGGAAACCCCTCGAAGCTGTTTACGCCCGAACCGAAAGCCCGATCGATAGCCAAGCGGTTTCACCCTGACTGGAAGAAATGTAATAAGCCAGTTAAGTTACTACATGCAAGGAACTCGCATGAATTGCTGGGGAGGGGTTTAAATACTCCCTCCCGTTTTCTTTTGTGCTGGACTGATGGTAGTGGCGGTACGTCACGGTTAATACGTGTAGCCGAAGGTTATGGGATTCCCGTATGTAATGCGGACGATTGTACCGAAGAAGAAGTATGGGAATTTATAAAGGTACATATCGGTTCTCTTTAGTTTAATACCCAATTCCACCACTTTGCTTCTTCTGTACATGAGTCGCAGTAGATATAGACACCTTCTGGCAGTTCCTTGCCACAAGAACAGCATTTAAATTTCGGTTTGATATTACTATTCTCATTCTCATTCTCATTCTCATTCTCATTCTCATTATCTTTCATACTACAGCTCCCTCTGCTAATCGTTTAGTTGTTTCAAATATCTTTCTCTTTGTATCCTCTGTAGGTTTATTTGTCTTATGCATTATCTTATACAGCGCGGTATCTGATATGCCCACCTGTTTGGAAAAATTAGACATAGTGCGACACATACCACAACCCCACTTGATAGCACCCGCTACATCGGCAGGACAAGGATAGTCGGGCTTTGGGTACTTGACTCTGGGTGCGTGTTGGACTGGTTTGTATTGCAACTGTCTGCCCCAGTCCCAAGTCAGCCCCCTGTCCGCAAGGGCTTTTTGTATGTTCTGCTTGGTAGCACGCGGGCGATCAGTAACAACAAGGGCATTAGCCTCCTCCTGCGTGAAACCCTTGAAGATAACCAGCATGTCAATATCGTTACGTACACTAATGGCAGGACTAATACGTGACTCTAATATGCTGTGGTAATCAATACGGGCATCACCGTTAACTGAACCTATTGTAGTACCTATCATAAAGACTCCTTATGGCGCGGACAACCGAGACCGGGCTTATAATCCTCATCCAAGCCAACATTGCAATAACAATCTACGTTCATTAGTGGACAATTTTCACCACAACGTCCCTTACTATCTGTCTCCGGTATCTCGACCATAACCGAAAACTCTGATTCTTCGGGAGTGTTCAGGACGGCAAAAGACTCTGCTGTGTCTTCTCTGAACAAACCAAAAGGCTCTTGCCACATAAGTAAGTTTGTGTTGACATTCTTTCCCCAGTAACAGACCAATACCTCTGTGCTATCTTCATCACCCGGAATCCAAAACAAAACCTTCCGCCCGCTATTCCGTATCTCGTCCGTCATTTCCTCAATTTTATGCCAAATAATATCAGGTGTCATTTTATCAGGTGTCATTTAGTCCTCCACAGCTTTAAGTAGATACTGTTTCCAACAAGCATCACAATCACTTAGCTTAGTCATGTCCTTGCAAAACACCGTACTTTCCCATTTGACACAAAGATCAAAACTTCTGAGTGTGCCCGATGCATAATTCACTGCCCTCTCAAACTTATCCCTCTCTTTTGTGACCGCTTCGAGATTGTCCGGCTTGTCAAGTTCCGCGAGAGCATCACCGTATAAATCGGTTATCCGATTAGGAAACTTTTGGAAGTAGTCGGCTCCATATTCCAGTGCTTCCCTGATTTTGTCCTTGTTCATCCCTCACCTCCAAATCTCGGACAGCCGGGACCGGGCTTACAAGAATATATTGGCTCTATACCCCCCATTAATCCCGCAAATCCCCCAACCTGCCATTCGCAGTTACTTTCTATGGGGCAATCAACATTACACATGCCCTTTGATGTTAACGGTGGTATCTCCACAACAACGGCAAACTTTGACTCGACGGGAGCGTTGAGGGCGGCAAAGTGAGAAACATAAGTTTCGTCAAAATTATTGCCATTATTTGAAGTCCAGTTTTCCAGAATGACGTGATGTCTACTAATGTATTTCACTACCAATTCATCTTTAAATCTGAACAGGATTTCTGCACTGCTATTCCGAATCTCGTCCGTCATTTCCTCGATTGGATACCAAAGCACATCAATCATTTTAGTCCTCATCCTCCGAGCAAACACGCTCATATTTAAGTTCCTTTTTGAGTTCGGCATTTCTGCGTTCCAGTTCAGCAATCTGTCTTCTAAGAGAGCTTATCACCACAGCAGACAAATACCAAACAGCCAATACAACAACAATACAAAGAAGTGTCATTTATTCCTCCACAGCTTTAAGGAAATGGTTTTTCCAACATTCGACACACGACGTCTTATTATTGCCACCATATCTGCGACTACAACTAACGTCAGCAGGACACGTCGGGAAGGGTTGAAAACTATTTTCAGCGGGGAGAAAAGCTTGAATTGCCTTATGAAGTGCCCTCTCAAACTTGTCCCTTTGAGCCGATGCTTTTCTAAAAGCATCAGAAATCATATTGTAGTTTTTAAAAACCTGCTTAGAACACTTATGCCCACCAACTAAATATTCGTTTCTATTCATAGCTACTCCTTTGGGATGTGTGTCCATGCGATAGGTTTGATTATGGTATTGTCACAAGCCCTAAAGTAATTATCAGCATACTCTACAACATCACACCTAACCTTATCGAGTTGTGCCAAATCCCCTTGGTAAAATATTGTATCATACTTTACAAGTATCTCCGTGCCATCTCTTGGCGCACTCTCCATGTCCTGCCATACTGGTTTGTCCAGTTCAGCAAGAGCTTGTTTCAATATAAAGTCCATCGCATTTTTTCTGCCCATAGTCCAATTATGGAATATGTTCTTTCGTACATCGCTTAGTGCTTCCCTGACTTTGTCCTTAGATTCTTTTGTCATACGTTTACTCCTCCATGTAGGTAATTCTTAAGCCCAATGCCTTCGCATAATTTATTTCGTTACTGGTCGAATCACCTATATATCCACCCTTGTTAATAACATGAATACTATCAGAAAGCTGTATTTTTCTAAAGTGTACCCAATCAAGTATTTTTTTCTCTTCCTTAGTTAAGGGAATGTTATCCGCGTGACCCAAAAAAGCTACTGATATTACAATCCTGCCTGTCAAAGTCAACTCTTTGTTGATTCGTTCAAAATCGTCTTTGAATTTTGTTGACCCACAGAGACAAACTACTTCTGGGAATGTATCTTTGTCCTTATCCATTTATTCCTCCTTTATTCTCCGATGGTTATAATAAGCCTACCTGAGCAATGATTGTTTGATGCCCACTCTATTATTTCCTTTATTGGGGTATGTGGAGACCATATTTTTGTTTCTGTCCACATGCTTCCCACACACTCGTTACCGCTCGACTGCTCGATTGTTGCCACAACTGCACCATAAGGTTCTATAAATTTCATTTATCCCTCCTTTGTGGGGGCAGTTTGAATCAGGCAAAATACATTAAGCCCTGTCCACCTTGGCCAACTGCCCCGAAAGTTTATTTTACTGCGTCCTTGATTCTCTGTTCGAGATTCGGATAAAATTTTTCGAATGTGTACCATTCAAGGTGACTTAAAAACATTGTGTCATAATCGCCAAATGATTCATAGAGGGTATGTGCCTGAATGCCATTTAAGCCATTACTGTGTGCATAAATCATATCACATGCTTTTATGCGGAAGCGATATATCAGTCTGTTGCGATAAAGCAGATAGACAAAAGTAATTAATACCTCAATACCAATAACCATAATCAAAAGACCGATAAATGCTAAGATGTCCATTGACCTTCTCCTTTTTACAGCAGTTTAATTTGTTCGTCACCCTCGCCCAGTATATACCACATATATGTAGTGAGGGTACGTACTGGTGTTCTCTGGAACCCAATCTGGAATCGTTCTTCTACCTTATCTAAACTCTCATTAATAGTCGGGTGTCTTTCTTCCCATCCTTTCTGTATATCGTAGCATACAAGTACAAACAGCGGATTGCCCAATTTATCTGTGGTTATATCCCACCTTAGACCTGCCCTCCATACTGTACTCGCGACTCCTTCTCCCATTGTAGTCAGCGCAGCCTTGTAAGGGGGTAACTGGACGGGCAATATATCCTCGTGAGTTACATGTCTGGTTCTTTTTGTGGATATAAGCAGGTCAGTAGACACCTAATCTCCTAATAGCCAAAGGGTGAGTCCAAGAATGGCAACCAGAGAACCCATAGCTACGATCTCCCCCTTATATGAAACCGATCGCCTGATTATATTCATGTCAGCCCCCTTATATAGAGGTATGCAAGTATAATCAGACCCCCAAATAAAATACCGCACAGCTTATAGGTCAAAGAACTGTCAATCACTGGGCACCTCCGCAGTATTTTCCTGTTTTATGAACCTATAATTTGCGGGTATAGGCAGAAGGTGTATCTGTGAGCCTAAGGATGTGGTTATCTCTGGCGGTGTGATTCCATTAATAATCCCTATGACATTCTTATCAAGACATAGGTATGACCTATTGTTCTCTGTATCGATGTCCCACGACAGACGTGCCTTATAGTAGGCAAATACGGAGTCCGCACCTCTGTAGGTAATTCTGTCCCAATGTATACAGGATGATAAAGGGGAACGCGGTTCCTGAAACTTAAGGATTTCAATAAGTATTTTGTTGCCGTCTTGTGTGGACACCCACAGCTTCTCTCTCTTTTGCTTTTGCTTCTCTGACATTTGACCTCCCAGTCAATTAAATGAATATGGTTACTCAGATGCGTCTCTGATTGTCAACCCAGCAGGCACGATACCACTGGCTATCTGCTCCCATCTGGCTTTTATGGTTGGATGTACCTCTTGGTTGCGGCATTCGTGCAACTTCTTAATTGCCTCTTTTTGCAACCACTCAAATGTCTTTTTAGTAATGGTATGTATTCTGTAATCGTATTGCGGATATAGCAGATTTCCCCATTCAATCATTGACACTGCCTTATCTTTATATTTATATGGGTTCCAATATATCAAGAACTGCCATTCAAGACAACTTGCCTGAAATCCAGTAATACCTCCCTTCCCTGAACGTTCAACAGCCCAAGCACCAGCAATAGCCCCCAGAGCTATGGCGTGTATAATGGTTCCATAATCATGTTCATATTCGGTGGTTAGTTTGGTTATAAACGCAGGTAGCGTCTCAAGGGTTATTGCTTCTGCCTCTTTGGCTAACTCTGCTAAAATATCTTTTGTCTCTTGTGTGGATTCGTCTAACGATTTCATTTATGACCTCCCAGTCATGTTAGATTATGTGTGGTTACTTGTTTTCCTCTAATTTGTTTGGCAAAATACGGTTTTGCCACCGTCCCCAATCTGGAGCAATAAGTGGAATTATTCTTGTGGAATCCGATATGGCTGGTTGTTTAATAGCTATAAATATTTTTGTTGTGTCCTGTTCGAGTGTTGGCGGTCTATACACCAAATCATCTATACCTATACCAGTAGATTCGTCCCAAGTTATACCCTCACCAGCATGGCTTTTGTAGTGGTGTGAATAAATAGTTATGGTTATACTATCGAGTTTCCTATCAACAATCACCGAATCAGCCTCGCCCTGCATGTTTACCTCAGAGAAGGATAACAATTTCTTGGCATGGGTTTTGATCTCGAAAGATTTGTCATCCGCATAAACCATCGCTGATACTAAAATCAGAATTGCGATAAGTAGTTTCATTTCTTTGCCTCCTTTTCTTCTGTGTATATTCCAATTGTGTATATTCCACCTGCTATAACTATTGTGACAAGAAGCAGAAATGGGATAATGGCAATTACCGCTCCTAAATCATGATGGATAGCGTAACTCGCCCAAAAACCGCAACCAGACACTATCGATACTATCCCAAAGGCTGTTATAAATGCTTTAATCATTTCCTCCTCCTGTTCCCCAGATATATGGCAAGGTATCTACCGCTTCGGGGAAGTATTTTCTGTAGTGTTCAGGATTCTTCCGAACAAGATTACTCTGCATTGCCACATGAAAATCGGTGTCCCCAATAAATGGGGGCATGATAACGTCATCCGTTATAGGATATGGGATATACGAATGCCTGTACCCTCTGTTTGACCACTCACGCAACATCTCATTATGATAAGACATTAGTGCGGTCTCATATCCTCTCCACATAATTGTACAGGGGTGATTATACCATGCCTGTTTAGAATCTCCCGAACTGTTTATTTTCAGGATTGTATGAGCCTCGATGATTTGCTTATTAAGACGCAATCTGTCGAGGCATTGTGCTGACTTCGCAAAATCAGAATAAGGCAAAAAGGCATTCACTTAATCATCCTCTCCTTTGTTGCTTCCTTTTGTCTTAGTGCTTTTAGCATAACACTTTTAAGTTTCGGTCTGGTCTGCTTGCTCTGGTTCTTCCCCGCTAACCACCTGAATACAGTACCCTGTGTGACCCCTACCCGTCTGGCGAACTCTTCTGCCGTATCATCATATATCTCCATAGCCTCACGGATTAATTCTACGGGCACGTTTTCTTTCTGTGTTTTTGTCATATTATTCCTCCATGCTGGTTGATATGCCGTTGTCGTTTAAGTACCTTATCAGCATATCCGATCCCGCCTCCATTGTATCTATACAGGGCTTCCGGTATATCCTTTGATGTGGATATATACTGGCTAAGGACATAAGCCCCTGCCTCAATATTTCTGTCAATGTCGAATATGTCCTCCTCCACTGTAAGTATGCCCGCAGACATAAGTTCTTTTGCCCACCACCTTGGTTGTATCTGGGTAAGTCCACATGCACCCTCACGGGATACGGCACTGGGTCTGTAGGTAGACTCTGTGTGTATCACCGCCATTAATAGGTCTGGTGATATGTTATATTCACGTGAGTATTTATATACAGATACGATACACCTATAGGCATCCTCTCTTTTGAGGTGTGGGTATGTTCGCATGATATAGCTGGTGGTTCTGATTATTGGTACCATTTCACTTTCGATGGTTGAACTGCTTATGAGACAGGAAAACAGGAAACTGCATATATAAATAACCGACCTCATTAAACCTCCCTTGTAAAAGAAAATCCAGAGAAGGACATTCGCCCCTCTGGCAGTCGTTATTTCCCTTTCTTCTCTTTAAGTGTTCCGCCTATCTCAAGAATGTAGCTGTCCTTGAGGTTATCAAGCTCTACTTTATTAATGGGTTTAAAGTCATACTTGCGATAAGACGTATCTTTAAGGCAATCCCTGTATACGTCAGGATAGGCAACCTTAAGTCTATCGTTGTCTACTCTGGTCTGGTTTATAAGCACATACTTGGATAGACCCATATCCCCCTGTACAAGTTCAGCGTCTCCATAATAAGAAAGTACCCGTGCTTTAAGTTCCTTCAGGTATTTCTCGCAGTAGTTCCCAATAGCCGAATACTTATGAATCTGTTTTTGCAACTCAGCAAACTTCGCCTTATCCTCTTCCGATAGTTCGGCAACCTTATCTGGGACTCTTCGTATCCTTGCCAGCGTCTCAATATCCCCACACTGGGTTTCTTTAGGGGGAGTCTTGGTTTCGACACAATCACTCCAGAACCTATGCCCAGACCTCCAAATCTTATCTATGGTGTCCTCGTCACGCTCAATCATATAAAGTCTTTCCTCGTGGTCGGGCATCAGGACAGCCACAGCACCCCATTCCCAGCCTGTGCATAGAAGGTCATGCTGAATACGGAGAAAATAACGGGTGGGAATATCCGAAGTCCCGTCTTCGCCCCATTCAACAGCATTATTGCCAAACTCTGCCCGAATAACTACGGGTTTATCATAGTCTGGGGTTATACAGTAACCATTAAGGGTAGTAGCAAATAGTTCGTCCTCTTGACATATAAAATCCATCTTATCCCTGTCGGATATAAGTTCCCCCCCAAGTTTCGCATTTGCAAACTGAAGGATTCCGGGTTGGTACCGTTTCTTTTTCTCGATTGCCTCCACGCCTTTGGGCGGATCGGTTTTATATACCTTGGTCATGTACACATCTGCCGATGTACGTTTGTGGTCGATACTCTTGCCCTCCCCATCGGTGAACAGGGGGACAATATCATAAGGGGTAAGAACTTTAGACCATTCAATACGTTTAGACATTAGTAGACTCCTTTTCTTTCAGTAAATCCTTTAACTGTTTATTTACATGGTTAAAATTCTCTCTCCACGTGTCCCTTGCTACCCGCATGTATGCAAGTTCGCTTTTTAACCTCCCAATTTCTTTTTCACGCTTATTTAATTTGCAAGATTTGGTTCTATGCTTTTCTCTTTCAAGTTCTTCGTTTAACCAGATAATCTTCTTCTTGGCGTGAGCTAAATCAGCAACAAGTTTTTCGTATTCGGCACGTTCGAGTTGCATAAACTCATTCGTCATCTTCCTCTCCTTCTTCTCCCCAGACATTCTCGCTTACCCAATCAAGCCACGCAAAGAACACTGTCTTGGTATAGCCAGTAGCCTCGTCTATCATTGATTCGAGGGGGGCGCTTCTAATAACACTCAATAAATCATATCCCGTATCTTCCTTAAATGTATCGGTAAATTTCTTTTCGCCAGAAGCCCATCTTGCACATGCAAGAAAGGCACCCTGCATAACAGGATTGTCTTCGGTATAGGCTGGTTGTTTCTTCATGCCTTCAATCATTCTGACTCCACTATTCTTATGCGCTCCATAAGACTCTCCATCGACGCAAGTTCCGAATCATCGCAACCATCCCACAGAGAACCGTGCGTAATGCTGTATAGCCCATTGGCAATTAATGTATTAATAGGTTTTGCATCCTCTTGTGGCGACAGCAATTCTGTCTTAATGCTCTTGATTGAGCCATCTTTCCCATAGGAGACATTGGTCTTGCGTGGTTGTAGAAATTTACCAAGAAGCCCGTAATCGTCTTCGGATATGGCTATCTCGAATTTCTTCATTATTCTTTTCCCTCCTTTATGTATCCCATTTCTGTGCCGAACCACGTAAGGGCAGCGGTTGGCGTACTAACCCCCTTTTCAACCGTATCATAAGCCATATTGAAGTATGTCTTAGCCCTGTTATCTTCCATCCTTAGCACACTCAGGTTTTTTTCTATTGCCCCCAATGACTGAATGAGCTTTTGTATTTCCTTTGCTAAGTCACTATTACAAGTAGAGAGACTAAGAACCCTGTCCCTGTCTTCTTGTATACAGGACGGGCATAAAATCATACCCCCGATAATTGTACCATCTGGGACTTCGGTACTAACAGGTTCATCACATTTAGTACAATAAAGTTTCATTAGCTATCCTTTCGCATTTATATATGCTTCCAGTAGTTCCAAGATATTCTTTCTCCCCACTGGGTTAGCGGAATGACAATGATACCTAAAGTCTTTAGGCATCTTGCCTGTTTCGTGGTCGTATTCAATTAACCACTTGGCAAAATCATAACCAGTCTTGACATCACTCCCACCGCCTAAGTCATGGTCAAGGGAAACCTCCTGCGGAAACCCGTACTTAAAAACAGCGAATACAGCTTCATTGTATGACTTGGCTATTCTCCATTCACCGGAGTCATGATAATGGGATGGAGGAATACGAATATCATCAAGCCAAAGGTTCATATAACTTCCCCCTCTTTTTATATATAGTGACATGGTTATTATATTCGACAAGACAATCAAGACAGTTCTTCTTGCATATTGGGTCATTATGGGTATTGTGAGTTTCTGCCCATCTTCTACGTGCCTCAATCATGCCGTCTCTTGCCTCCCCTATTGGTTCTCCGCCCTCCCTCATGTAAATCACGCACGGAAAATGCCAATCCCCAGCAATAGCCATATCATCTCTAACTATATGACACCTGTTGCAATCAATGTCTCCTATGCCTCTGACATTAATGCCCCCAAGAAGGTTATTGACCCTGTATCTCAATAAAGGATACTTGGCAAGAATGTCTTTGGGGATGCCATTGAGACCCATAACCCACCCATTATATTGTGCCGATGTGATTATCCTTATATCTGCCACGCCCAAGGAGTCGGCAAACTTAATCACGTCAACTGTTGTGTGTAGCGTTTCTGGGGTAAGCACAATTCCAACTGTTGTATAGGCCTGTGATGCTACATATTTAATGTTTTCAATTACAGTCTCAAAAATCCCACTTACGCCAGACATCTTATTTGCCCCATCAGCACAACAGGCATCGAGAGAGATGGAAAAATCATTAACACCAGCACTTATCAGTTCCCTGTATCTGGACTGGGGCAAAGAACCATTAGAGGATATGGCTATTCTCTCAATATTGCCACAGCATTCAACAGGTTCATTGATCCAAGGATATAAAAGTGGTTCACCACCAGAAAAACGTACAGCCTTTATCCCATAGTATACCCAGTAATCAATAATGTCTTGGGCTTTATTGAAATCTATATGACCACTACAATTCCGACTATACGCTTTCGACCCACGGCAATATGGACACCTGAAGTTGCATCTGTCTGTTACTATCAATTCACACCTTGCCAGAGGACGCTGATTGTCTGGTAACATAGCCCTGTTCTCTGAAAGCGTGTAGAAACCTATATCATCCAACCTAATCATTATGCCAACTCCTCTATTTCTGCGTGGGGAAACTCGCGTCCACAGTGCTCCATATATAGGGCAATCATTGCATCCTCGTAGGTACCATAACATGTAGCGTGAGTCTTCTGATAGGTTGTATATGTCTCCCCCTTATCATCTGCCGCCAGATACTTACCCGCTTCAAGCCGTACTATATACATCATATTGCCTCCAGTGCCTTGCGACCTGCTCTCGTAATCCCTTGTCTGCCTATTAAACCATTTTTAAACAATAGAGCAAGAACCAATGCTTGATTAGTTAAAACCAATTTATTCTCTTGTATGAGTTTCAACATCTTAATGTGTTTCGCTGTCAGTTTCATTTAACCCCCTTTGTTATATTGTTTGCTATACCACATAGTATATCACATAGTATATCACATGTCAAGCAAAATAAGCATGGATATAAAAATACCCCCGACCGAAATCAGGGGTAATGTGCTACGCATAATGTTTCACGTGAAACAATTATTAGTAGTGTATATGCTTTTGTATTTCTTCGGCACTTTCAACTTGCCAAGAATAAAGATTGGCCAATTTAGCCATTTTACCAGATACTATCTTGGCAAACCTCATATTTTCTTCACAAGCCATACGATGCAATACTTCAACCTGTTCGGGCTTAATGGCAATACTGCCACCCCCCAACAGGGAAATCTCTTTGTTTGCCCATGCGGTCATTTCCCTGTTATGTGCATCTATGAGAGCCTGAATATCTGGGTGAAGCAATGGTGTGAGCATTATTCCTTTATCTCCCCCTCATATATGAAGATCGTTCCATCCTGCTTGGTGTCAGCTACTTTCTCGACCCATATCTGCACCCTGTTCTCCTTCGCCCAGACCTTAACCTTGTCCATGCTTTCGGAATCGAACTTGCCCCCGTCTATTCGGAGAATACGGAACTTGGGATTCTGGGATATGATAATCTGCATCCATGCGATCAGCTTCTCCGAAGAGGACAGATCAGAGAAGGGGATACCCTTAAGGAACAAGGTATCGTCCTCGACCGTGAGACCATCAAGAGAAGCACCCGAAGATTTAAGAATACCCAGTTTATCTTCGGCACACTTCTTTATTGTATCGGTATAAGCCTGTGATTCCTTTTCCTTCTCTGCCAGTTCTTTTCTCTGTCTTTCGGCATCGGCATAGGCACGGGCACTGGCGTTGGTTTGTTCGGCACTATTGATACGTTCGGTCACAGAATTGACTTCTGATATGAGCGCCTGTTTTGTTTCTGGGGCAATAAGTGCCTTGCCCTTAGTTAGGCGTTCATTATCATGCTCAATCTGGTGTTCGCATTCTGCAATCTTCCCCTGTAGGGTTTTGAGTTCGTCCCTCAATCTACCAAGAGAATCTGTCTGTTGTGCTATCGACAGTATAAGATTAGCCACTTCCTGTTCATACTTCTCGAAAGTCCTAACCTTGCCTTCAGCCTCAGACCGAACATCCAATAACTCACTCACAGAAACTTCCTCTACCTTTTCTGCGGGTGCACCCGTAAGTTTACCCTTAAGGGAAGTTATCTCCCTGTTTATAACAGTCCTGTCCTCATATGCCTTCTTGGACTTGGCATCAAGACTGGCTATCTCCTCTGATTTCCCTGTGAACCTTATAAGGTCGGCTATCCTCTCCTTGTCGGACTTGTCGATAAAGGCATCCGAATCCATAGTGGTACGGGAATAGAAGGAATCAAGAAGAGACTGGGGTGACTTAAACACAGCGCCCTCTTTATTCTTGACCTCCAAGTATTCCCCCTTCTCTGTGAATTTCTTGGTAACTATGAGGTCTCCAAGATCAAGAAGTATCTGTCCCTGTATCTGTCCCTCTTTTATGGGTTTCTCTGGGCGTTCGTCTTTACCGCCCATAGCCACGAAGATAGACCCGATAAGATTTGACTTGCCATGATGATTCTTGCCCGCAATGGTTATCACGTCCTCCGTGGGAACGATAGTGATGTGGCGGATATTACCGATGTTCTGGACTTCTAACTTAGCTACACGCAATTCTTCTGGCATTGACCCTACTCTCCTTTTGATTGTGATAGAAATTCTCTGCCCGTATCGGTTATCTTACAAATAATATTATTGTATTGACCAGTTGTTTCAACAAATCCGTGTTTCTTTAATGCCCTCACTGTTGATGCACGTACAGTTTGGTGGTCTGTATGGAAGAAATAATAATCAGTTGGGTTAAAACTTCCCATATATCCCATATAGAGCAACCATGAATCTGGTTCCGCTAATTTTTTTAGTACCTCAAGTTGTGTCTTGGATAGTTTCATTCTCCCGCTACCCTCTTCTCTGATAATCCAGAAGGGTATTCTAATGCGTCTGGATTGTTCATTGCACTGTGAATTTTAAGCCACAACAAGTCTGGCGATATAGCCCCGAATCTGTCAAACTCCTTGCCGTCCCGAAGTATGATTGTAGTTGGGGCTTCACGTATGCAGAACGCCTGCGCCCAATAGTTCCCCTCTTTTTCAAGTGCGTCCAGCTTCTTGTATGTGATCAGAAAATTACCCTGACATAACGTCTCCAATACGGGGACAAACACCTTGCACTTCGGGCAATCAGCAGTGGTAAAAACAAGGATGAAAACTTTCATGTTGTCGCTCCTTTTATTTTTCGAATGTCTCGTTCAACTGCATGTATAGTATCCACAATCATTAGTTCTAACCATTCGCAATGTTCCTCCATGCGTTCTATGCAGTCTTTCTTTGTCCTTAGATTTGTGGCATCTGCAATATCAAAACCAAGCGGGTCTTTATAGTTCTTTACAAATTCTATGGATTCTTTGACGTTCATTAGACCGCCTTTTTACAGATAAAGTGATGCCCGTTTAACCAAATGACCCGTATCGCACTGCATACAAGATACGCCACGGGCTGACATATCCACATTGTGGGAACATATAACAGGTGCAGTAGAACGAACTTGTGTAATGTGGGTCTTATCTATCTCCTTTGCTATATCGAAGAATGCTGAATGGTCATTGGGACTGTTGGAAAAAAATATTTTGGGCACACCTGAAACAATCTGTATGTTATCCATTAGCTCACCCATCTTTTGCATAAGATCATCTTCATCTGGATTATAGTCGTCAGGTTCCATTACTTCTCCTTCCTTCTTTTTTTGTCCCAGTAGGGTGATTTACACTTCGGACACGTTCGTGGAGGCTTTTCCTGTCGGGCAATCCATTCATGTCCACAGCGTAAACAGAGGCGGGTAATAAGAACGGGTACAGCGGTGTTATTCATATTTTATTTCTCCTTTTTACCATACGCAATCTTCGGTTATTTCTTTGCATAGGTCAATCAACTTCTGCCTATACCTCTCTTCTGTTTCCGACAATGCCTGGTCGTCTATATTTTTATAGCAATCTTTCAGGTCGTGATAAGTATTCTCGAATCTACAATAACTCATGTTAGACATATTTATTCCTCCTTTTAATTATTTACTCACGTGATCAGTAACATCCCAGTGCCGATTTGCACCCTGTTTTCTTCCATGCATTATCAGCCAGTTTAATCGGGTCTTCACTCCACACTATATCATTCTCATAACACCACTTTATAAGTGCGGAACGAAGGGTAGTGCCGTCCTTAGCCCTGAGCATTGGACGTGCCTCAATATCCTTGCTGAACTGGAGAATGCTTATCGCAGCCTCCGCATAATACACACCGCCATGC